TAATGAATTATGGCAACGTCAGGAACTACAGCATTCGATCTACAGATTGATGATATTATTGAAGAAGCATACGAGAGATGTGGTATTCGAACAAATAGTGGTTATGACATTAGAAGTGCTAGACGAAGTTTAAATCTTTTATTTTCTGAATGGGGCAACAGAGGTGTTCATCTCTGGAAAGTTAAATTAAATCAAATTCAATTTACAGCGGGAGTAGCAACATACTCAGTGCCTACTCAAGTTAATGATGTTTTAGAAGCTTACATTTCTTCAAGTGGTGCAGTAAATGGAACTTTAAATACTGCTCTAACTAATGTTGCAACAAGCGTTGTACTTACAGATGGTACTGGATTTGCATCAAGTGGCACAATTCAAATAGGACTAGAATTTATTACTTACACAGGTAAATCTACAAACACATTAACTGGAGCAACTAGAGGAGCTAGAGGTTCGTTAGCCGTGGCTCATGCAGCAGGTGTACCAGTACAAAATATAACTGGCTCAGGAACGGCAAGTACACAAGATGTTGCTTTAACAAAAATTGATAGATCAGCTTACTCTGCTTTACCAAATAAATTAACAACTGGACAACCCTCACAATATTTTGTGGATAGACAGACACAACCAACAATAAGTTTATATCTTGCTCCAAATGCATCTACTTATACAACATTAAAATATTATTCGATTGATAGAATTGAAGATGCTGGATCTTACACAAATAATCCAGATGTGCCTTTTAGATTTTTACCATGCATGTGTTCAGGCCTTGCATATTATTTATCACAAAAAAAATCTCCAGATAGAATTCAATTATTAAAACAACTTTATGAGGATGAATTATTAAGAGCATTGAATGAAGATGGTTCAAGAACTTCAGTTTATATTTCTCCTCAAACTTATTTTGGAGATGGTGTATAATGAGTTATGCAAGTGGAAAAAGATCATTAGCTATATCTGATAGATCAGGACAAGCATTTCCTTATAGAGAAATGGTAAAAGAGTGGACTGGTGCATTAGTACATATATCGGAGTTTGAACCAAAGCATCCTCAGATTGATCCACCTTATCACAAAGCTGATGCTGTTGCTTTACAAAATCCAAGAACTATGAAGTTTCAACAACCAACAGATATATCAACTATAAATCCACAAGCCCCAAACGATGATACAATTGCAGATTCAGGTGGGATATTTGTAGGGGTTGCTAATCTTACTTTACCGGGAGATTTTGCATTTAGAACTCAAGACTTTCAAGTAACTTCAAATGGAATTACAACAACTATTCATAGTATGATTCCAGAAGACCCTTCATTACAAAATAGAAGAAGAGAACTTATATCATCATTAGGTTCTGTGGAGGTAAGTATTACATAATGGCGATAACTTATGCAAATTTTTTAACCCAAGTAAGAAACTATACAGAAGTAGACAGTAATGTTTTAACTGATGCAATTATTCAAGATTTTATTAAATCAGTAGAATTAGATATAGCTGGTAAGGTTGATTACGATGATTTAAGAAAATATGCTACATCCAATTTTACAGCTGGAAATAGATATGTAATTTTGCCTTCTGATGCGATTATTGTAAGATCTGTTCAAGTTATAGATAGCAGTGATAACAGAACTTTTTTAGAAAAAAGAGACACAAGTTTTATTTCAGAATTTTCACCAAATGATACAGTGACAGGAACTCCTAAATATTGGGCAAATTGGGAAGATAATGTCCAACAAGGGCCAGTGATTTTAGTTGCTCCTACCCCAGCAACTGCAGATACAGTTCAATTAAATTATATAAAATCTCCACCAGAATTTACTAGTACAACGAATACTTTTCTTTCTACAAACCAAGAATCAATGTTATTACATGGAGTATTAACAGAGGCTTTTAGATTTCTAAAGGGGCCTGACAATCTATACAACCTCTATAATTCGAAGTATAATGAAGAAACACAAAATTTTGCCCTACAACAAATGGGTAGAAGAAGACGAGGAGAATATCAAGACGGAGTACCAAGAGTCAAAGTCGATTCTCCTAGTCCATAAATTTAAAGGAGAATAATTATGGCAATAACAACAAATGCAATCTGTGATTCTTTTAAAAAAGAATTACTACAAGGAAGTCACGATTTTGATGCATCAACAGATACATACAAATTAGCGATGTACACAAATTCAGCTACATTAGGTAAGTCTACTACAAACTACACAACACCAAATGAAGTTTCATCACCATCAGGTTATACTGCTGGAGGTAAAGCTTTAGTAAACCAAGGTGTTAAAGTTTCATCATCAGTAGCTATCACTGATTTTGCTGATTTATCATTCGTAGGTGTAACTCTAACTGCTAGAGGAGCACTTATTTACAATACGACTACAAACGGTGGTTCAAATACTACTGATGCTGTAGCTGTATTAGATTTTGGTGGAGATAAAACTGCAACGTCTGGAACTTTTACAATTCAGTTCCCAGCATTTACAACATCTGCTGCTATTTTGAGATTAGCTTAATTTAAAGGAGGAGCCTAGTGGCTGACATTACAGTTCCAGTTCAGTCGCCAGGCTCCGAATATTGGGGTCAATCCACTTGGAGTTCTAATGATTGGGGTGGATCAGGACTTTCAATAACTACAGCTCAAGGCTCTATAACAACTTCTGCAAATGCAGATGTAAACGTTACTGGCATACAATTAACATCATCACAAGGAACTACTGTTGGTGGTACTTCTGCTTTAGTATCAGTTACTGGTAGTTTAGAATCTATGGCTGTTGGAAGCACAGTTGTTGGAATAGGAGTTCCACAAACTGGTATTTCAATGAGTTCAAGCATTGGAGCAGCTACAGTTGATGAATCACAATTAACAGGAATTGGTTGGGGTAGAAGAGCTTGGGGTAATTTAGCTTGGGGTGAAGCTTTTTCAGTAGCAGCTACAGGTCAAACAATAACATCCTCTATTGGAACAGCAACAGCATCAGCAGATTTTACAGCTAGTGTAACTGGACAACAATTAACTTCAACATTTGGTAGTTTTTCTTTAAAGATTGATCAAGACATAACTGTTTTTGCAGCAGAGGATCAACTTGATTTTACTATTGGTACATCGACTTTTGATGCAGATGCAAGTGTAACTGTATCAAGTGCAGGTCAATTAACTGGTTCAATAGGCACAACGATTGCTGGTCTTAAAACACCAGTTGATGTTTCTGGAATTCAAGCAACTATGTCAATTGGTACTATTGCTTTACAACAGTCTACAAATGAACCAGTCACAGGACAACAAGCTACACTATCTTTAGGACAACATGCTGAAATACCAGGTCAAATTATTGGAGTATCTGGCCAACAATTAGCAGGGTCAATAGGTTCAGTCACAGTGACTGGTGTGGCTAATATCAGTGTAACTGGTATACAAATGACTGCTTCATTAGGTAATCCAATTATAACATCTTGGCAAGAAATTAATCCTGGTGTAACTAATACATGGGTAGAGGTTGATTTAGCAGCATAGTTTAAGTATAATTATAATTATTTAAGGAGAATTTTTTTATGACATCTAGTTATTCAACAGATTTAAAATTAGAGCTTATGGTTACTGGCGAAAACGCTGGTACTTGGGGTGATAATACAAACAACAATTTAAATTTAATTCAACAAGCCATTGCTGGTTTTGAGCAAGTAACACTTTCAAGTGGTGGGACTTTAGCTCTTGCTATGACTGATAAAACTATTTCTAATGCTAGAAATATGGTAATTAAATTTGCAACAGCTACAATAGCTGCTAGTACAATTTGTACTATACCAGATAGTATAGAAAAATTTTATATTTTTGATGCAACTGGATTAACTAATCCAGAAAATTTAACAATTAAAACTGCATCAGGAACTGGTTTTACATTAGATGCTGCAAAAATTTATGCTGCATATTCTGATGGAACAAATTTAAACGAAATTTCATTAGACACTTTAGGAGGCACAGTTGCTGCTGCACAAATTGCTGATAGTGCAGTAACCACTGCCAAAATTGCGGACGATGCTGTGACCTCAGCCAAAATTGCGGACGATGCCGTTGTTGCGGCTGCGATTGCGGATGACGCGGTTGGTTCGGCAGCTATCGCTGATGGTGCGGTAGGAACTGCTGCTATTGCAGACGATGCTGTAACTGCAGACAAACTTGCTAACACTGCAGTAACTGCTGGATCTTACACAACAGCTAATCTTACAGTTGATGCACAAGGAAGATTAACTGCTGCTTCATCTGGTTCAGCTGGAGCTCCTTCAATGATTTTAACACACACAAGTTTAACTGATTCTAATACGGATGCAGGTTTAAGTTCAACATTTACAGCTAATCCAGCTACAACAAAAATTAATGTTGTATTAATTGGTGGAGGAGGAATGGTTGGTAATTTTAACAGACCTTCTTCTCAAGCTACTGCAGGAACTGGTGGTGCAGGATTATGGAGCACTACAATTACACAACCTTTTACAGTTCCAATTTCAGTAGGAAGTGGTGGAGGCCCAACAGGACCAACTACAGGAAATTCAGGAAACCCATCAGTATTCGGTAACTTTGTTGCAAATGCTGGAAACGGTGGAGAAACTGGTAATCCAGGAAACGCACCAGGAGCAACTTCAATTTACACAGATTCAAATTTAACAATGCCAGCAACTAATATAAACCATGTTTGGCTAACTGGCCAAGGACAATCTCCGGGAGCTGGTTCTGGAAGAGGTGGTTCGGGTTCAGGTTCGACTAATAATCCAAACCGACCTGCTGGAGGCGGTGCTATTTTAATTTATGAAAATTTAGGAGATTAATATGGCAAAATTATTATTTATTAAAGACCAAAATAAAAGTGAAGGTTCGTTTGGTTTAGCTTTAGCAGATGGGGAATCTGTAGCTAACGAATGGACATATGATGTTGAGACAATTACACAAGAACAATATACACAGTTAGTAAACGGGTCTAAAATAATTAATTCAGATAACGGAAATATTACATTTGTAGATGCTCCTATTTGTCAAAATAAAGAAGAATACGATCAATGTTTGAGGGCTTTAAAATCTAATCTTGCAGAATTAAGTTGTAGTTACACTTACGCTGCTAAATACCACACTGAAGGTTTTACAAATTATGTAAACCAAGTAAACGAAATAGATTCATCTACTATTAGCTTTCCGTTAGGCACATCTTTTATAAATGATATAAGTACAAGATGTCCAGATTTTGTAAGTTTTATTACTAAATAAAATTTACAAACAGTTTAAAAAATGTATATATAGGTATATGTTTTCAAAGGATAATATAATTCAATTTAAAGCAGATAAATTTTTTATAGAAAATAACAAAGATATTTATCCTGTTCCTTCTTTAATAAATATTCCAGATTGGTTTAAAAAACTAAAACATCAAAAAGGACATGAAACAGTAAAAGGGTGTATGCCTTTTTTAGATGCTATTTCAGCTGGTTACATACTTAAAAATTCAACTGATTTTTGTATTAAAAACGAAGATGAAAAAACTTATATAGAATATTCTTTAGGTCAAAACCCAACAGATTATAATTTAAATGCTGCAAATAATCACTCAGCCCATCCTAAAATGCAAATGGAAGGTTCTCCATTAGTAAAAAAAAATAATATGCCAGCCTTTTTAAAAATACTAAATCCTTGGATTATAAAAACTCCTCCTGGATACTCATGTTTGTTTGTAAATCCCTTAAATAATTCTGACGATAGATTTGAAGCAATAGCTGGTATTGTTGATACTGATATTTTTAAAGGACAAATTAATTTTCCTATTGCTTTAAATAGTGATAAATATAAAAAAAATTTTGAACATTTTGTAAAAAGAGGATCGCCCTTAGTGCAAGTAATTCCTTTTAAGAGAGAAAGTTGGAAAATGAAAATTACAGAGGAAAAAGATTATACAATTAATAAATTTTTAACAGTATGGAATACAAATTTTTTGAGACAATATAGAGATAGAATATGGCAGAAAAAAAAATGGAAGTAAAAGATTTAATTGATATTCAAGACAATGCTATTGATATTAGAATGGTAGCAAGAATAGTAGAAGTATATGCAAAAAGAAAAAATATTTTTGAAGATGCAAAGGTAGGTCCTACTAAAGATGAGAATGGTTTATTAAAAAAACACATAAGAAGTGCAAAAAGTGTGAACTTAAATAGAAATGCAAAAAGTTTAACAGATGTTCGATGGGGAAATAATTTATTGTCTGTGTTTCTAAATGGGTTAGCTAGATATAAGGAAAATAAAAAATTAAAACATTTAGAAGGTATTATGGTAAATGATATTCAATTACTAAAATATAATGAAGGTGATCATTATATATACCATATTGATCACTGCCATTTTACACCTAGAACTTTAAGTTGTATATTGTTGTTAAATAATGATTATGAAGGTGGTGAGATTTCTTTTACAGATCCTCAAGGTAACAACGAATTTAAGGTTGAGACAAAACCAGGTAGGTTAATTGTTTGGCCTAGTAATTTTATGTATCCACATAAAGTAAATAAAGTAACGAAAGGAACAAGGTATTCAGTTGTATCATGGGCACTATAAGAGATTTTAAATATAAAAAAATAGAAAATTTTTTAAGTAAAGATGTTTTAAATTTAGCAAGTACTTACTGTGAAATTAAACATAGACAAACCGATGTTATAGAAAACCCAAACAGAGCTGAGCTTGAAGGTAACTATGATACTGCATTTTACGCAGATTATTTTTGTGAATCTTTATTAATGCGAAGTGTTAATAAAATGAATGATTTAACAGGTTTAAAATTATCACCCACTTATTCTTATTGGAGAATGTATACTTTTGATTCTCAACTTAAGGAACATACAGATAGGCCTGCTTGTGAAATAAGTGTTTCAATTAATATTAGTAATAGTGGGGAAGAATGGCCAATTTATATAGATGGTAATCCAATTATATTGAAACCAGGAGATGCAGTAATCTATCTAGGTTGTGAACTGAAACATAAAAGAGAAAAATTTACTGGAGATCATAATGCACAAATTTTTATGCATTATGTTGATAAATCTGGTCCTTTTTCTAATCATATTTTAGATCGAAGAAGTTTACCTGGAAAGCCTTAGTTGGGTTTTAAATACAATCTTAATAAGGTATAATACCCATATGCCTTTAACAAATGTACAAATAAGACCTGGATTTAATAAACAAGTAACCCCTACTGGAGCTGAAGGACAATGGACTGATGGGGATTTTGTTAGATTTAGATATGGCCTTCCTGAAAAAATAGGAGGCTGGGAACAAATAACTTCAAATACACTAGTCGGTGCGGCTAGAGATCAACTTGTTTGGGCTGACTTGGATGGTAGAAGATATTCAGCTATAGGTACTAATAAAGCTTTAATAATTTATTTTGAAAATTCATTTTACGACATTACACCATTAGACGCTGCAATTGCTGGAGCAACCTTTACAACAGCTAATACTAGTCCAACTGTAACAGTAAATAAAATAGCCCACGGACTTTCTGCTGGAGATTTATTTACATTTACATCTGTTACACCTCCATCAGGAGCTGGTTATTTGGCTGCAGATTTTACTACAAATACTTTTGAAGTTGTGACGGCACCAAGCCAAGATACATTTACGATTACAATGGCAACTAATGCTGGAACAACAGTTGCGGCAAGTGGAGCAGCAACAATAAATCCTTATGTTAAAGTAGGACCACTAAATCAAACTTCTGGTTTTGGTTATGGTACCTCTGGGTGGGGTGGATCATCTGGAGTAATATCAACACTTAATGGTTTACTACAAGATGATACTGCTGGAACTGGAGGGTCTGGTACATCAATTACTTTATCTTCTGTTGTTGGTTTTCCAACATCTGGAACTATAAAAGTAGGCACTGAATTTATTTCTTACACTGGTATATCCACAAATGATTTAACTGGTATTACCAGAGGAGTTGCAGGAACAAGAACTGCTCATTCTACTGGTGCTTCTGTTGAAGTTTATCTTGGATGGGGAACGGCATCATTAACTGGTGGAGTGACCTTAGAGTCTGCATCATGGTCATTAGATCATTTTGGTTCAAAATTAATTGCAACAATAAAAGATGGTCAAACTTTTGAATGGGATACAATAAGTAATGTTGCTGCTGCTTTAACAACTAGAGCAACTGTAGTAAGTGGGGCACCCACAAAATCTGTTATGTCAATTGTTTCTGAAAGAGATAGACATTTAGTCATTCTTGGAACAGAGACTACGATTGGTACTTCAAGTACCCAAGATAAAATGTTTATAAGATTTTCAGATCAAGAAGATATATCTGATTATGCTCCAACTTCAGTCAACACTGCGGGTACATTTAGAATAGATTCAGGAACAAAAATTGTGGGAGCTGTGAGAGGTAAAGATTATATTTTAATTTTAACTGACACATCTGCATATGTTATGCAGTTTGTTGGTCCTCCGTTTACATTTTCAATTAGACAAGTTGGTTCGAACTGTGGGGCTATAGGACAACACTCTATCAAATATGCTAACGGAGCTGTTTGGTGGATGGGTCAAGCTGGAGGTTTTTTCGTTTATGATGGTACTGTAAAATCTGTACCATGTTTAGTTGAAGATTTTGTATTTACAAATAAAGGAGACAACCTTGGCTTAAGTTATGCTAATGGTGAACAAATATATGCAGGACTCAATCATCTTTATGAAGAAATAAGTTGGTTTTATCCTAAAAATGGTTCTTCATTAATTGATAGAGTAGTCACTTATAATTATTCTGAACAAACGTGGACAACTGGTTCATTATCTAGAACTACTTGGTTTGATGCCACACTATATGATAATCCTTACGCAACAGAATTTTCATCAACAGGCACTCCCTCTTTTCCAACAATACAAGGAGTAACAAATCAAAATGGTGCTTCAACTTATTATGCTCATGAAGTGGGTAATAATGAAGTAGATTTTACTGGAGCAAAAACAGCTATTCCAGCTTTTATTCAATCTGGAGATTTTGATTTATCTCAAGGTGGAGATGGACAATTTTTTATGAGCTTAAGAAGATTTATTCCTGATTTTAAATTAATTACTGGTGACGCACAAATAACTATTAACCTTAGAAAGTTTCCTTCTGATACTTCAACATCCTCGCCTCTCGGACCTTTTACAGTAAATAGCACAACTGAAAAAGTAGACACTAGAGCAAGATCTCGATTTGCAAGTATTAAAGTTGCGAATACTTCAACAGACCAAAACTGGAGATATGGAACTTTTAGAGCTGATGTGCAACCTGATGGAATGAGATAATGGCAAGAGTAGATATTATAATTCCAGAGCCAACACCAGTTTATACTGAAGATAATCAAAGACAAATAGCTCAATCTTTACAAACTCTTAAAGATAAGTTAAACACTTCTTATCAACAAGAAATAAAAAATGAACAAGATACTTTTAATTGGTTTTTAT